AAGGAGAAGGTCGTGTTGGTCGAGGAGTCGGTCATCGCCGTGCCGTCGATGCGCTCGACCGTCATGGTCGTGGCGGAGCCGATGGCGGTGATGCGCAGACGCTTGTTGAGGTCATCGGCGTGGATGCCAGCCGAGAAGGTGATGATGTCGCCGACGCGCGGGCGGGAGGCGACGAGAAGAGAGCCGGAGCCGATGGTGATGACGGAGGAGGCGACGGCCACCGAAGTGAAGTCGGTCTGCGTAAAGGTCGCTGCGGCGGTCCATGTGCCGCGCAGAAGCGCCTCGTAAATCGAGTCGTGCGATCCGACGCTCATGTCGGTGGCGAACGATCCTTGCACGTTATGCGAGCCGTGACGGCCGCGCGTGGACATGCCGTCTCCCCGGTTCTCACCGGAGTTGATCGTCGCTTTGGCGAGGTTAAGGCCCTGAGACCCTTCGTTCACCCGGAAGCGCATCGCGCCCGACGCGGAGGGCAGGGTGCCCGCCGTGGTCTGAGGCTTGTAGTTGACGTAAAGATTACGTCCGCCTTGGAACGCCATTTATTCCTCCAACCTTTCTGAGAAATGCGCTCCGTCTCAAGCGCCGTTAGGATGCAAGCAGGTCCGCAAACCAGCGGACGGCGACGGGCGTCACCAGATATCCGTCAACTGGAATGGTCTTTTTCACCGAGGGCGGACTTTCGATCCGCACCGTGACGCCGCCGGATGTCAGCCAGATGCCAAAATCGTTTGGGTAGAAGTGCGCCCGCACGTCCCACGCGAGATTTCTGGAATCGAGTTCGCGGTTGGCTTCAGGCGAGTAGACGTTGATGAGGAAGATGCCGTTCTCTCGCCCGATGAAGCCGCTCGCGAGCGTCCGCACCGACACGTCGTTCGGATCGAAGTAAGTCCTGAAGTGAAGCGTCCGAAGCGCGGGCTCGAACTTCTGCCCATATTCGACGGACTGGTAGCTGTTGGCGTCGGTGAAGACTTTCCACCGCGCCTTGAGGATAGGATAGATCGGGTCCGACATTTCGCCCTAACGGCGACGACGGAGCCGCCCCTTCACAAGCCTCACGATCTCGGCGAACTGCGGGACGACCTTCTGAACCATCATGTATGGAGGCGTGAACTTCCAGCCGATGTATTCAGCGTTGACCGCATACGGAACGTTGTTCGCCAGAATCCATTCCTTGTCTTCAATGCTCAGCGCCTGGTTCTGCGCCTTCACCCGCGCCTTAACCTCGCTCTTGCCGGGATCGACCCCCGCAAGCTGCGCGCGCGGCCTGACGTTGATCCCAACCTGCCAGTTATGGACGAGGTGTCCGGTATCGACCGGCGTCCCCTCGATCACTCGCTCGGCGATCTCATCGGCGATGCCGCGAACGGTCTCATTGAGACGAACGCGCGTGCCCTGAACCCAATCCTTCACCAAGCCGGACGCCCGCGTTGAGCGTTTGCCGGACCGATGGGAAAGTTTCATCCTCATGCGGCGAGCCGGGCGGCTATCTCGTAGGCGGCGGCCAGGGAAGCGTCGGCCGGAATCGGCGTCGCCCAGACGATCCGGTGCTCCTTGGAGTTAAGCAGGATTATGTCGTTGATCTGCGGCGTCACAGGAGCGCCGGAAGCCGCCATGATGACCATGACATCCGACGCGACGACCATCTCATTGCCGTCAGCCCGCTTGCCGTAAATCCCGTCCGCGACCGCGTAGATGTTGTAGGTGGTCGCGGAGAACGTCGGCTTCTCCCACGGGTTCGTCGGCTCGGAAATCGTAAGGCGCCGCAACTGGACCGTTTGATCTAGCTCCGTCAGCAGGCTCAATGCCGCTTCCTGCATGTCGGTGTAGAAGGTCATTCTAGTGCTCGATCAGGTAGCCGCCCGCGCTTGCGCCCATGAGAGAAAAATACGGCTCAAGCAGCGACAGGACGATCGGGTAGGTCGGCCTCGTCGCCCCCTTGCCGGAGTTCGAGTATTTCGTCCGGCTTAGGAGCGAGGCGACCCGCTTCTCCTCTTCGATGATGACGCCGCTCTGTGATGCGATGTCCGGCAGCGTCGCGCGAGCCGTGACCGCTTCCCTGAGCGCCAATTCCGCCTGAGCGTTCTTGAGCGGCGTCGGAATGCTGGTCGAGGAGACCAGATAGTCGAAGGCGTAGACTTCGTAGCGGGGCCAGGAAAGGGTCTGAGAGGGCGAAACCCGATAGCCCTGATAGCGCCACTCGTAAGAGTCGATCGTCTGCATCGCGCGGATGATCGCCGCTTCGCGTTGCGCCTCCGTCAGGGACAGCCAGACGGTGGAATTGTCGATCAGCGCCGCGTAGGTCGTGACGGTCGCGACGTTCACCAGCGTGTTTGCTCCGGCGACAATGGCTCCGGTTTCGACGATCAACATGGTTGTGTATGACCCTAAACCGAGAGCGCCAGCCGGGGCCGTCCCGTGCGCGAAGATACCAGACATAGGCGGCCCTCGCGCTTAAGGGTTAGACCACGTGGGGACGCCGCTGACGATCTTCCAAATCTGCCCTTCCGTTCCGGTTCCGATGGCGCTGTCTATCAGAGACTGCACCTCTTCCGTCGTCGGAAAATCAACAAGAGCCGGATCGTATCCGACCTGACCCTGAAGACAGTCGATCCTGTGCCTCGTCGCCGAATTGTAAGGACCGATCGAGACCGTCGTCCCGCTTGAAAGCACTTGAGAGCCTGAACTTTGAGACCCGGCCGATTCCGGGAATCTTTGCAAGACCCCAGTCGATCCGGTCGGCGTCGTAATCGTCAGCTTGTAGTGCGCGGGAAGAACGAGGGTTTGATAGGTGCCCTGCGTGACTGTTCCCATGACGACACCCAAGACGACAGGATCAGGAACGATGACCGCCCCGAACCCCAGAGTTCCAGTTGCGAATGCGCCGTGCGCATGAAATCCGGCCATCGCCGCATTCCTCCGTCACGGCGCGGACCATTATTCTTCCTTCGCCTTACGCTTCTTTTCCGGCGCCGGATCGCCGCCGAACAGCTTATGCACGGCAGGGTCGAAGTCAGATTTGTTGATCCAGCACCAGCCGGTCGCCGAAACGACCTTCACAATCTCGATGCCGGATTCCGACACCATTTCGTTTTCGTTCGTCAAAGGACCGCTCCTTAAAGTTGTGGAATGGGCGACGAAGATACGCAACGTCGCCCATTCAGGCAAAGGACCAACCTTAGCCGAGCAGGATGCCGGAGTGACGCGGCGTCACGTTCTTCACGCCCCACGCCAGACCGATCTCGATTTTCTTGCGGCGATACTGCTTGTAGAGCGCCACCTGGAAGGTGAGGCCGGAGATCGGGTCGGTGATGGTCGTCACGTCATCCGCGTCGTCGCCGCCTTCCGGCATCGCCGGCTGGCGAGCAAGAAGGAGAAGCGACGAAGAATGGAAGAACATATTGTAGGTGTAGTTGTTGCCGACCGTCAGGGCGACGTTGTCGGCGAGCGTCTGGCGAAGGCCGGGTGAGGCCAGCGTCACGACGTTCGAGGCGAGAGCCGAGGCGACGACGTATTTGTTGGTGTCGCCAGTGGCCGTGAGAATGTCGCCCGCGACGATCGTGCCGGAGCCGGTATCGACAGTGATTGCCGTGTCGTTGATGGCGTAACCGGCGCCGTTGTTCACCTGATACGACGCGCCGGTGCCCTTGGTGTGGATGCCGATGCCGTTCGAGAAGCCGATGTCAAACCCATGGAGGTTGAGCATCACGCGGTTGCGCAGAAGACCGTCCGTGCCCGCCTCGTTCGCCTTGAAGAGTTGGGACTGCTTGCCTTCGAGATTGGCGCGCGCGGCGTGTCCGAGGATCATCTTGCGGCCGGTCTGGGGAGCGCCGTTTTCGTCGAGGATGCGGTTCGCTCCGGCGAAGTCCGTCATGTCTGCGGCGGTGCCGAAGGGCGTGGTGCCAGCCGTGCCGTAAGCGCGCGACGCGGTCGCGTAGAGCGCGGCGAGATCGGTTTCAACCTCGTTGCAGATAGCGCGGAAAGCTTGCGCGAACTGGTCGCGCATGACCGTGCTGATGACGCCATCCTTCCGAAGCGAAAGCTGTTCTTCGCCGGTCCAGCGGATCGGCGCGGCCTTCGACTTCGTGATGGTCACATCGACATAGCCCATCGTCTGGTCGCCAGAGTCGGCGGGCGTCGCGCCCGGCGTGATGTTCTCCGTCGTGATCGCGGGCACGACCGGAGAGCGCACCGTCTGGTTGACGGCCGCCATCTGGGCGGAGGCGTCGCGCATGACGTTCGGAATGAATCCGACGAGTTCGCGCGAAACGACGTCCATTCCGGCGTAGATGGTCGGGATCAATCCCGTAAGGGTGTTCGCCATTTGAGGTTTCCTTCAGGTTGATGGCATTCCAAACCAAAACGCCGCCCCGCCATCTTTAAGGCGCGACAGTTCTGTGCGACCGCCGATTGTCCGTGGTCTGATTAGAAGATATTCCACCCGCCAAGCGCGTATTCGCGCTGCGTTTGCGGATTGAGACGTTCAAAGTCGGCGCGCGAGATGCGCTTGCCGCCGCCCTTCATGCCGCCTGTAGTGGCGTCATAACCGGAGTTCTGCGGTTCGAAGAACCAGCCCGGCTTCTCGCCGCTGTCCTTGATCTCGGAGAAATACTTCGCAGGCGTTGCATCTTGTCCGAGCCCTGACGTGTCTTTCGGCTTCGGATTGTATTCGGCATCAGGCTCGAACATACGCATGGCGTTCGCCACCGCATCTTCGAGAGAGTGCTTTTTCACGCCGATCTCGCTGGCTGCGTTGAGCAGGGCCTGCTCCATCCGCACCCGCCTCAACATCGAGTCGAGGGAAGCGATGGACTGGTCCTTCTTGCCCAATTCTTCCTTGTAGCGGGCGATCTCGCGTTCGTGCCCCTTGTTGACGCGCTCAAGGCGCGCATTGAGGAGTTCGTCGATCTTCGCGTTGTCGCTCGGCTTGATCTCTCCGGCCTCAATCTTGTCCTTCAGGGCCTGAAGCTCTTCGAGGGCGGAGGCGATTTCCTCCGGCTTGCGGTCGCCGAACGCTTTCAGTTGCGACTTCAGCAAGCCTGCGTTCTTGCGCTCGGCCTCCAGGGATTTCGTGAGGTTTCCGAGATCGGCGATCTTCTTCGCCAGAATCGGATTGAGGTTGAAGGCGCCGTCCTTCTCCGCATACAGCGGATGAAATTCGGCTGGAGCGCCGTCGAGCGTCGTCATCTTGACCGGAAAGTCGAAGTCCATTTCGTTCCTCTCTTCGCGAGTTGGAACGCCGGAAAATGCGCGGTCAGCCGGAAAGCGACCCGGCGCGCGCTATGTCATCACCGGATCGGCTTCGCGCCGATCGCGTATTTTAAGGCGTTGGGGTTGGTTTGAACGCGGATCAGTCAGCGAACGGGCCGCTTCGCGCGAAATCCATTCTCATGCGTTCATAGCCGGAAACGCAAAAACCCCGCGCGGGGCGGGGCTTTCCTATTGGCGTTTCGTCGGCAGCGTCGCGTTCTGTTCACGTTCA